TACCGCCCCGAGGCGCTCATCGTGGCTCAGTCCACGTCTTCGGCTCGTAACGCCGCCTGATCCAACTTAGGGGAGGGCTTCGGCCCTCCCTTTTGGTTCCCCAAGGAGGAACATGTCCGGCTTCGATAACACCAGCTTCACCACGACCACGGTCGCTGGCACCACGTACACCGCTACGGCCAACGACTACGTGATCATCCTGACCAACTCGGCCACCAAGACGGTCACGCTCCCTGCCGTTGCCACGACCCAGCCGGGTCGTGTGTATCAGTTCATCTGCACCAACACCGGTGTAGCTACGCTGGACGGTAACGCCTCGGAAACGATCAACGGTGCGACTACGTTCGCGATAGTCGCCGGTACCGTCGGCGGTTCCACCGGCCGCTGTTCCATCGTCTCCGATGGCACGCAGTGGTTCACGCTCAACAGTCAGTGATCTGACACTCGAAGGGAGTCTTCATGGCTAACTGGATCTTCACTACGCCTACGGTCGCGGAGGCTCCCTTCGCGTGGTCCCCACTGTTTGAACGATATCGCATGGACAGGGCTGTCTCCATCGTGGAGACATCTCCCGGGGTCTACCAGCAGACGCGTTACTCGGCTTACACCGACGAGATCGGGGCCGTCAACCTGCCTGCCAACCCGAACGCGCAGGACACAAGCTTCTGGCCAGCCCCCCAGGCTGGCCTGCACTACTTCCGTGGCGGCTATCAGTGGACCGTGAACGACCAGGTCAGGTCGGACATCATCGCTTCCGGCGTAGCCGATGCCAGCAACTTCACTCCCGCGTAAGGGGATCTCATGGCTAAGCCCAACAAGAAGGCGCCGCTAGGTCAGGGCGGACGGTTCGCCGCAGTCGCCAAGGCTGCCGGTGGTGGCAAGAAGGGTGCGGCCATAGCCGCAGCCGCAGGGCGCAAGAAGTACGGTGCCACCAAGATGGCGAAGATGGCGGCCAAGGGAAGGAAGGGTAAGTGATGAGCGACCTCTACAAGAACCCGGAGACCTCCCCTCAGGATGAGGGGCTTGAGTCTCGCAACTCCGACATGCAGGACTGGGGCGGCTCGAAGATGGAGCCCGCTGGCCCTGCCGGTAACTCCACGCTGACCAACGCCAACGAGAAGGGCATCCTGGAAACGGGACTCTTCCGGGCGATGGGCCTGCACCAGACTGCGGAGCTTGGCTCCGACCACAACTCGCATCGGGAGGGCATCTATGGACAGAGCGGTAACCACTCCGACTGAAGCTCCCGCACTTGCGGGAGCTGGTTCTAGCATGCTCGGCATGCGTCGTGAGGTTGTCGACCTGAAACTCCCCAAGCCTCAGTCCAACTCTTACGCCTCTTCGAGCGCCGCCGTAAGCGGCGCCACACAGGCCCAGGCTGTGACGACCAGCCACAACACGTTCCGCCCTGACATCTACCGAGTAAGCGAAGGATACCTGACCTGATGGCTGTAGCTCCGAAGAAGGCAGTGGCTCGGCAGGAAGCCGAGCCTGAGCCCCTCCTGAAGATCGGCTCGCTGATCAACCTCGATCGAGGCGGACGAACCCTCCAGAACCTTGAGGTTCTCGGTATCGACGAGAACTTCTTGAAGCTTCGCTGGGATGTGCACGTCTCTCCGCAGACCGAGATCGTTCTTATCCCCTGGCGTGAGGCTGTCATCGGGCTGGTAGGTGAACGCTGATGGAACGCTGTCCGACTTGCGGTTTCCTCAAGTGCGACTGCGTCTGCATGCCGAGGTTCATCCCTACGTGCATGCTGTGCGGCAAGCCTTTCGAGGAGTGCTCATGCAAGTGAAGCGGGGAGAGAGGTGCGCTTCGGCGTGCCTCACCAAGGATCATCTGAGCTGGGGCGAGTGCGTCCGAGCCAAGGGCTTGCAGATTTCCCCCGCTGTGAACGACTCCTACGGGAGTCGTCAGAAGTCGTGGGATAAGGAACTCGATGGCTACGAATCCGCAGTCCGGCAAGGCCTTGAGCCTGCCGGTACCAAGCAGCATCACGTGGATGCTGCATTCAAGGAGGCCTCATGAGCGTCACAGACGGCTCTCTAGCGACCGATGGAGCCCAGCAGACGGTTCGGGTCATCGGCACCGTGACAGCCACTCCTACGGGCACGCAGACAGTTGCAGGCACCGTCACGGCCAACCAGGGTACGGCTGCCGCAACGGCCAGCGCATGGCCCACGAAGGTTACCGACGGCACCAGCACAGCGAACGTCGCGGTACCGGGCCCCAACCTTGGTGCTGGGCTGGTGACTACTACCGGCACGCTGGTCCCCTCGATCTCGCTGAACGCCCTGACCGCTGTCGGTCCTGGCGTTGTGGCCGACTTCGGGTCGGCCAAGACGAGCATCAGCATGGTGCACACCACGACTGCTGGTATCAGTGCTGGTGCTGTAGCCCTTGAGGTTTCGCATGACAACTCAAGCTGGTTCCGGACGGCTACGCCCGTTACCCTGACAGCCAGCACCACCGGCAACATTGCTATCGGGAGCAACGCCTTCCGATATGCCCGAGCGGCCATCACCACAACCGTGGTCGGCGGCACCGTGAGTGCCACCCTTATGGCGGCCTGACAAGAGAGGGCCCTCCCCCATGGGATCTCAAGCGAATGGCGTCATGGCAGTCAACGGCACGATCAACTCTATCCCCGCCGCACCTACTGGCGCCAAGTTCTATCTGCACGGCATGTCCGACCTTCCGGGAGTCGCGGCAGCGAACAACTTCTTATCCATCTTCAATCCTGTCGGCAGCGGCAAGACGGTCATCTTCTATCAGCTCATCCTGACTCCGGGGACTTCCGGAGTGACCACGGTTACCACGTCGATGAACATCTTCAGGACTACCGCCGCGAGCGCTGGCACGCTGATCACTGCGTCTGCGGTGAACAGGTTCCTTACGGCTGACCCCAACCCCGTTGCTCAGGTGAGAGTCGGCAACCCTACCGTTACGGCCGTGGGCACCACTCTGCTCGGCCTGCCGCCTGCAACGAACGCGGCCGGTGTGGGCGGAGGCATGTCGGCGAACGTAGCCGTTCCTTCTGGTGCTGGCTTCGTCTGCCTTCCCGGCGAGGGCGTTGTGTACAGCACGGCGGCCGGGAACGTCAACCAGCTCTGGAACCTCAACGTTACCTGGGCTGAAATCTGATAGGAAGGCATCCAAGTGGCTGTCACTTTCAATGACCTTGTGGACCGGGTGAAGCAACAGCTACTTGGCTACACCCGGGACCAGGCGTCCATTACGTACCTCACAGAACCGATGCTCTCGACTGACCTCACCTTCCAGGTGGATACCGACACGGTGACCAACCTGTCCCGAGGTCTCGTCGAGATTGATGACGAGCTTCTGCTTGTCAAGAAGTACGACCGTGCTACCGGCACGGTCACCGTGATGGCCAACCTGAACGGCAGGGGCGTAGAAGGTACGACTCCCGCTTCTCATGCGGATGACTCGGTCGTCACCGACGACCCGATGTACCCGAAGGCCCGCATCAAGGAAGCCATCAACGACACGATCGCAGGGACCTTCCCTGATCTGTGGGTGTTCGGTGAGTACGAGTTCCCGAACGTGGCCGCCCGTTACGAGTACCCGGTTCCGGCGGAAGTCGAGGACGTGTACAAGGTGACGGTCAACACGATCGGCCCTTCGGCCGTCTGGTTCCCGCTGTCCTCATGGAGATTCAACCCTTCGGCGTCCACGACAGCAGGCCAGGTGAAGCCTTCGCCTACGCCTACCGGCAAGACGATCCAGATCATGAGGGACTTCATCGTTCCCGGCAGGAACGTCCGGGTGGAGTACATCAAGAAGCCTAACGAGCTGGTGTCCGGCACGGACGACTTCGCCACGACCACCGGCTACCCGGAACGGTATGTGGATCTCGTGACGTACGGCGCCTGTTGGCGCCTGCTTCCTGCGTACGAGTCTGCCCGACTCCAGCAGTCCGCCATAGAGGCCACCGAGAGGGCTCCACTGGTGCCTACAGGGGCCGGGAGCAACGCCTCCAAGTACTACATGGCCCTGTATCAGCAGAGGCTCACAGAAGAGCGTACACGGCTTCAGCGCCTGTTCGACTCATTTCAAACCTATAATGGTTGATTCATTCAACTACCCTGTTCCTCCCCAGGACGATGCGACTGACGTGAGACTGGGCCATGCCAAGCTCATCAGCGATGGCCTGTTGAACCATGCCAGCCGCACGCATGTCGCGAACCCGCTGCACCAGCTCATCGCTGAACTTGGTTCGGCCGTGCTCTTCATTCTTGGGATGTCGAGAACGACCGCGCTCAACGCGGTCTCGTGTGTTGTCGGCGTGGGTTCCGTCTTCGAGGTGGCCAGGGTTGACGCACTTCCTGTTGTCGCACTTGTGTCGGCAGACTTCGGGCCAGCGCCCATTCCAGAGAAAGAAGGATAGCCGATGAGCCCTGATGCCCTTCTGGGCCCGACGCAACTCTCCGTAGCCGTCGGGCCGAATGAAGCCCGACCACTCCCAACAGCCGGATTCAACTTCGACAGAGCGATTGTGGATGTAGTCCTGATTCAGTTCAACTGTTCTAGGCATGCTGCAATCCTATCATACGACAACGGGTGATTGGAGAACCATGGCTAACTCTCGCTTCTACTCCTCGACCGCGCTGGAAACCCAGCTCAACGGTGGCATCACCAACGTCGGCACCACGATCACCCTGGCAGCGAACACCGGATTCCCCGGCACGCTGCCGTTCACCCTGGCCATCGACTACGGCGCCGCGAACGAAGAGCTTGTCCAGGTCAACTCGGGGACCAACCCGTACGTGGTGACCAGAGCTATCGACGGTACGGCCGCGACCAGCCACAACACCGGAGCTGTCGTCAGGCACGTCTCCTCGGCTCGGGACTTCACCGACTCCCGGACTCATGAGGCCGCCGTGAGCGGCGTCCACGGAGTAGCTGGGACTATCGTCGGCACGACCGACAGCCAGACTCTGACCAACAAGACCTTGACCAACCCGACGATCAATGCGGCGACCCTTACGGGCACGCTCGCTGGCACGCCCACCTTCTCCGGGGATGTGACTCACACCGGACAGATTCTGGCCAACAACCTGATTCGGGGTGTGAGGCCGACCGCCTCTGATTCCCAGTTCGAGACGCGGGTGACGGGCAACGCCAACGCCCGATGGTTCATGACGGCAGATGGCAAGATGAACTGGGGGCCTGGCACTGCTGGAACGGATACCGTTCTGTACCGCTCTGCGAATAGCGTGCTGTCCACCGATGACGTCTTCGAGTCGAACAGGCCCTTGGGTACTGACGTCACCTTCGGCGGACGGCGTGCAGCGGATGGCAACTCCCGCTGGTACATCACTGCCGATGGCGCCCTCTCCTGGGGCGATGGCGCTGGCCTTATCGACGTCAACCTTGCCCGCTCGGGTGCTGGCACTGTGACCCTTACCGGTAACCTGTCGGTCACCGGGATCAACGGTTGCTTCCATGCCAGGAAGACTGCTGACACCAGCATCACTTCGAACACCACGCCTACGCCCGACCCTCACCTGGTCGTGCCTGTCGTGGCCAGTGCGGTGTATGAGGTGGACGGCATCATGTTCATCACGTCGGCGTCCACGACGCCGGACGTAAGCCTTCAGATGGACGGTCCGGCCGGTTCTGCCGGTACGTGGCAGACGATAGCGCCGCCGACTGCGGCGACTACAGACGACTCCACGGTACGCACGATCGCCAACTCGCTGGGAACCACCCGGACCTACGGTCTCCAGACTGCGAGCCAGGTGTTCGGCTTCCCGTTCAGCGGGATGATCGAAACTGCTGGCACCGCTGGCAACTTCACGATCTCGTGGTCTCAGGCTACTTCGAGCGCCACGGCTACCACCATGAAGATCTACTCTTGGGTTCGCCTGACTCGGGTGGTGTGATATGGCTGAAGTTGTCCACCGGATACCGTTCGAGATCAGTTCCTTCGGCACGCGGGGAGGAGGAGGCAGCTACAACCTTGAGGACTACCAGTTCGACTATGCGTTGGGCGGCATCCCCTTCCTGTCCGCCACCCGGGACGACTGGCCCTACTCCGAAGGTATGGCAGAGATCAGGAAGCAGCAGTTCGACAGCTTCGCCGAACCTGGTGAGCAGTCGCTGTACGGATGGTGGCTCCGGTCTCAGTCGAACTTCGGGTACGGAGCCGGTCTCCTCTACCAGGACCCGGACAACGACAACCAGTTCAACTACCGTTTCTCCGATTCGCTCGGTGTGGACACGTGGACAGCTGGGCAGGTCCAGCTCCTCAAGGCCCCAGCCCAGCAGTTCACCTTGTCGGGCACTCTTCCCCGCGTCCGAGGGTACGTCGACGCTTCGGGCGTCGACTCTGCTTTCTACACAGACGGCAATCTCCTGTGGAAGCTCACAGACTCTGGCCGTACAGCGGCCAGCAACCCGACCGTGGGCACCACGCTGGACCTGGCCAACACCGGCACTCGCACCCTGATCAACGCGACTGACGGCATCTGGTCGGGCGTAGACACGGGCGTAGCCGCCAAGATGTACACCGCGGTCGGTACGCCTACCTTTGGCCCTATCGAGTTCACCAAGAATCGCGTGGTCTGGGGCTGGGACAACGCCATCTATGGCGAGGCGATCAACGTGGGAGCGCCCGCCGCCCCGGGCGCAGCCAAGTTCACTCACACCAATCCGCTGTGGAAGTGGACTTCCATCACGGAAGGGCCGACCGCTATCTATGCGGCTGGCACGGACGGCACCAAGTCTGAGATCTACAAGCTGGTGCCGAGCCTGGACACCCCGGCAACTACGTGGGTTGTCACAGTCACGGCCACGATGCCGACAGGCGAGACGATCAGAAGCATCTACGGATACGTCGGCTCATTCGTGGGTATCTCCACGAACAAGGGCTTCCGCGTCGGAGAGATCGACGGCAACGGTGACATCGCCTACGGTCCGCTCTTGTTCCAGCCGTCGGGCGGATGCACGGGAATCGTAGGGTTCGACCGCTTCATGTACGTGGGGTCCACAGCGGCCCACGATGGCGCCTCTGGGCTCTTCAGGGTGGACCTGGGCACTCAGGTGCAGGAGCAGACGACGAGGGCCGTACGATACGCATACGCCCGTGACATCTACGCTACTGCGATCACCAGTTCTATCGTTGGAGTATCTACGCTAGGCGCCTCAGGGCGCCTGGTCTTCGCTCTGTCTGCCAGCTCCGTGTGGCTTCAGAGTGCTACCAACCTGTACACCACGGGCTATCTCCAGACGGGGCGCATCCGCTTCAATACGGAAGAGCCGAAGCTGTACAAGTTCTTCAGCCTCAGGTCTCCTTCCCCGCTGGCCGGGGATCTTCAGGTGGACATCATCAACCAGCTCGGAGCGGTAGCTCAGAGCACTACCTTCACTCCTACGTTCGGTCCGAGCACGATCGACGTGGCGATAGCACAACCGCAGGGACCACAGAACTGGGTGGCTATGAAGTTCACCTTCAACCGTGGCTCCGATCCTACGACAGGCGCAATCCTGAACGGCTGGCAGATCAAGGCGCTGCCCGGTTCCATCAGGCAACGGATGATCAACCACACCTTCCTCCTGTTCGATGAGGAGATGGACAAGGGTGGACAGCGCGTCGGCACAGACAACTACGCCAGAGACAGGTTCGAGGACTTCAAGGCCCTCGCCCGTGCTGGAGATGTCGTCACCTTCCAGGAACTGTACGAAGGCATTTCTACGCAGGTGGTCATCGACGACTGGAAGTTCACTCAGGACGCTCCTCCAGGCCCCGGAGGCGGGACCCTCGGAGGGAACCTGACTGTAGTGCTGAGAACGGTAGCAGAATCTACGTAAGCGATACCCAGGGGGGGTACGTGTGGATCCGAACGACATCATCACAGTGCTTATCGGGACTGCCGGAGTTACCGGAGGTTTCTTTGGGGGCAAGAGGATGGGCAATGCCCAGGCCTCGGCTCTTGCTGTCGACACTGTGGAGTTGCTGCAGGTGGCAGTGAACGAGCTTCGCACTCAGGCGGAGCAGAAGAACGATCTGATCACCGAGCTGACCGCTCGGGTCGGAGTCCTCGAAGGACTCGTGACTCAGCGGGCAGAGGTAGAACAAGTGCACGCGATCGTGGAACGTATCGCTGAGAAGGTAGGAGCTAGCTGTGAGCCCGGCTCCTGACTGGTACAAGCCCCAGCCTCTCTCCCCGCATCAGGTCTACGGATCGGAGACGATCCGGGACATTCAACGGACACTGTCATGTCCGGAGACTGGCGAGATGGACGAGACCACGGTCAACCACATCAAGGGGTTGCAGTACGCGATGGGCCTGCCGGGAACCGGCAGAGTAGACAGCCAGACGGCTGAAGGAATCCAGAGAATGAGAGACAGGTATGAAGATCTACACGAAGTGTGATCTGGTCAGTGGCCACCTGAAGGGTGGCGCACTGTGAGCGAGCGAGCTAAGGATTTTGCGGAACGAGTCGGAGCCACGTTCGGCTTCACGTTCCTGTCGGTGTTCAGCTTCACCGACCTGAGTACCTGGCATGATGCACTGATCGCCAGTGCTGCGGCATCGGCTACGGTCATCAAGGAAGGCCTCAAGGCTGCGGCTGGTAAGTGAACGACCAAGGGCGGGGCCTCTATGGCCCCGCCCCCTTTTTTTGTGCTCACTTCTTGTCGAACGCTCCTGCGCACAGCAGGATACCGGCTACCAGTAGGGCTAGTGCCAGCCCGTCCATCTGCTCAGCCTTCCTGCTGGCAAAGCATGCAGATCTTCACGACGACCGGACCGTTCGGGTAGGGGATGGTCGTTAACTGGTAACTGTGCTCGCCATTACTGGAGTTCGGACACATCTCGTTCGATCACCTTCTCCTTCTCGGTTACCCATTCGAGCGTGCCGGGAGGCACGGCTTCGAGCTTCTGGATCTCGACCTTCATCCAGGTGTCGCCTCGGTTCAGCCACGGATTGCCACCGACGTTTCGGGTGCGGTACGGCCCGAAGAACTCGGTCGTCTCGTAGGGCTGGCCGGGGTTCTGGTTGTAGCCCCATCGGTCTGCCGGGGTCACACCCTTACGGGTCACCTTCTGCCGGAAGACGTCAGTATTGTCTTCGGACTTGCCGTACGCCCTGCCCATGATCAGCCCTCCGGATCTGCGATGAATTGATTCCACGTGTCGTTGCTGTTGCGCTCCGCCTGAACGGCGTCGGTCTTGGCCTGCTGGATGGCGCCCTTGGAGCCGCCCTCAGCGTCGGACAGGCGGTACTTGGCCATGCCTTCGGCCTGCGCCGCCTTCTGGTATGCGTCGTACTTCTTGCCCATCACTTGCTCCTCAGGTCGATCTGGCCTACAGCCTTGAACGTACGCTCGGCGTGCGTGTACATCCCGTCCAGCTTCCCGTACAGCTTGAACAGGAAGTCTTCGTCAAGGCCGTGGCCGATGACGCCAGAGAGCGCAGCCATCAGAGCCTGGGCTTCCACGTCGGTTTCCAGCGTGATGACGATCGGATGGAACTGAGGCTTCGGCCTGGTCTTCTCGAACTTCATGATGCTCCTCGATCTGAAGGGAGAGGGCCCCCGAAGGGGCCCTCGTTACGGTTACTCGTCTGATTCTGTGGGCCTCGGTTCGAGGACGGGATGGTCGGGCATTACCCCTCCGGCTTGGAGCTGTCTCGGATGATGGTCTCGACTGTGGTGGTGACGCTCTCGATGAGCGTCACGCTCTTGTAGATCTTGTTGAACTCCTTGAAGGCGGCGATGCCGTCCTCCTTGCGCTCGAAGGAGCGGACCTCTTCTCCGGTGAGCGTCTTCGCTGTCAGCTTGAACATCGTCAGCCTGCCGGGCAGCCGCAGTGCGGCGGGAAGTGCGGGGGCCGGACGCAGTTCGGTTGTCCGCACTCGGCGCAATACCAGCGGCCGTCCTGGCCCTTCTGGATTGCCGGATGAGCGCACGGTCCGTACGCAGTCACTTCTCCCCCGCTTTCTTGGCGTTAGCCTCGAACTGTGCATCGAACCGAGCAGCAGCCTTCTCGGACTGCTCCGGTGTCGGGTGCGGGCCGGGGCCCGAAGGCCCCGCTAAGTCGTTCACGTCTTGCGTTCCCGAGTGCTTGCCCATCAGCGCGTCAGCTCCTGAATGTAGTACTCTTCCCACTCGACGGTTGCCGTGTGGTTTTCCATCGTGAAGTTCGTGTCGTCCGGGGCGAGGGTCTCACCGAAGCTCTCGGCGATGTCTACAAGGTGATCGTGCGCCTCGTCCTCCGACTGGAAGTACCGGGCGGCCACCACCTCCTGGCCTTCGGTCCCGTCCTTGCTGACCCATGCGTCGATGATGATGAACACGCTCACTTCAGATTCCTCACTGCTCGATCGAACTTGTCCATGACCATACTCAGGTCGGTGCCGTTGAAGCAGGCGAACCCTCGTTCGCCATCAAAGATGGCCTGGTTGAACTCTTTGCGGCGCCTGTCGCTTGTCTCGGAGTCCACGGTGAGCAGCCTCAAGAACTCCTCGCGTAGCTCGTCGCTCACTTGGCTTCCACTTCCTCAATCGTGTAGTCGTCATACAGGCCAGGCTTCTTCCAGTTCAGTTCGATTACACGCCTTTCGGCGTCGCCCCTGTTCAGGAAGAACTCAATCAGATCGTCCACCTCGTAGTACCAGCGTTCCCGGATGGCGTAGATCTTCACGAGATCACGCCCTTAAGGCGTGACTCGAACGCATCTCCGATGCTCACTTCTTGATCCTCCCGAGAAGGTATTCCCTGCCGTGCTTCAGGTACATCTTC